ATATATAGCACAAAAAGTTCTTATGGTGTAGAGACAGATGATTTGGTTGCAACGTATTGGAAAACACTAACAGACGAATTAGGACACAACAATGTAATAATAGTATCACTAGATAAGGATTATAAGCAACTACCTTGCCTTATGTATAACTATCACTACAAACACCAAGAGATAATAGATATAAGTCCTTACGATGCTTTATATAACTTCTATGAACAAATGATAGTAGGAGATAGCGCAGACAATGTAAACTACTGTAAAGGGTATGGAAAGGCATATGCAAAGAGATTGTTTAAAAATTGTGAGACACATTACCAATTTACAAAAAAGACATACGAGTTATTTAAAACAATATACAAATCAAAAGCAAAATTAAAATACATACAATGTTATAACCTTTTAAAATTAAGAACAAAATGAAAACAAAAACAAAACAATTACAAACTGGAACTTTTAACCCATTTTATCCAATCAATGAATTAAAAATGGCAAGTGTAAATAGAGAAATTACATTATCACACGCAGAGAACTTTAAATCTAAACTTGTAGATTACGGATGGTTAATGCCAATAGTTGTATCTTCTAAAGGAGATGTTATTGAAGGACACCACAGAATTGAATCTGCAAAACTTTTAAAACAAAATACTTTACCAGCATATATAATAGATTGGGTAAATACAAGTAAAGAAAGTGAACACCTTAAATGTATAATAAGTTTAAACAACGGAAACAGAGCTTGGAGTATGTTAGATTATTTAAAGGCATTTGCAAAAGGTAATGAGGATTATAAAATAGTTTATGATGCTTATATGAGTAATTCTAATAATGTATCAGTAGGAAATGTTATAAATATTTTTTTTAAACATAATAATTCTAAATTTAAAAAAGGTACAGCTAAAATAGACGATTTAGATTTTGCTAAATATTTATTATATAACATATCTAACTTATATGAAAGGTATGGTTACAAAAGAATACAAGCATATTGTGTTAGAGAATTTATTAAAGTTGCATACGCCAAAGCACAAAAAAATAAAAAGGCAGTAGATTACTTATTTAAACAATATGAGAAAATGGCAAAGAGAGACCATTTAGCTATTTCTTCAATAAGTGAATTTAAACCTATATTAGAAGTATATCTAAACGATTATAAATTATTGACAAAAAAATGAAAATACTAAACTTATATGCTTGTTTAGGGGGTAATAGATACAAGTGGGGAGATGAACACGAAATAACAGCAGTAGAATGGGATGAGGAACTTGCAAGGCTATATCAAGAAAGATTCCCTAATGACAAAGTAATAGTAGCAGATGCACACCAATACTTATTAGATTATTATAAAGAGTTTGATTTTATTTGGAGTTCTCCTCCTTGCCCTACTCATTCAAGAGCAAGAGGATGGAATACCAAACTTGAAACCAAATACCCAGATATGAAGCTGTATGAAGAAATAATAATGCTTGAGACAGTTTCAAAAGGAGAAAACCCACGATTTAAAGGTAAGTATGTAGTAGAAAATGTTATACCTTATTATCAGCCACTTATAATAGCACAAAAAAGAAATAGGCATATGTATTGGGCTAATTTTAAACTTCCAAACATATTAAGTTATAGAGAACAAGCTAAAATATCTTCTGGTTCAAATGAGGTTAAAAAACTTTGTGAATTTCACGATTATGACTTTAGGCAATATAAAGGCAAACAAAGTATTCAAAAGGTAGCAAGAAACCTTGTAGACTATGAAGCTGGCAAAACAATACTTGATACAGTAATGGGCATAAGAACAAAAGAAAATATTAATCAAATAGAATTATTTTAATGAGAGCAAGCCAACCACACTATGAAAACGGAAAAGGATATGATGTTATAGACTTTATCAAAGACTACAACTTAAACTTCAATAGAGGAAACATAATAAAGTACATAAGCAGAGCAGACAAGAAGAATCACGAACTAATGGATTTACTAAAAGCTAAAGACTATCTTGAAAGAGAGATTGAATATGTGCGAAACACAAGGACTCAAGAATGATATAATATATCAATTTTACTACATCACATTATACGACTACGAGAAAGGAACTGAATTAGACGAATTAAGAATTATCTTATACGACTATGAAGACAAAGAAATGTACTTGGAATGTGAAGGAATAAAATTAGCAATAGAACAAATAGAATTTACACAATTAATAAAAAATATAATAGATGACAACGAAAGAGATTAAAGAGTTAGTAGAAGGAGAGTTAGGATATAGAATAAATGTAAACTCAAGAAAAAGAGACATAGTCTATGGAAGGGCAATATACTTTAGAATATGTAAAGACAGAACAAACCTATCACTAAAGAAAATAGGAGAAACACTAAACCTTGACCACGCTACAGTACTACATTGTATAAACAACATATTCCCAGCATTTGAAATGTATAATCCTAAATATATGGAAATATACAATAGAATAATAGCAACAGAAGAATACATACCTAAACACCAAAAACTAAAGACACTACAAGAAGAACATAGAAAATTAGAAACAAGATTCAAGTTCCTAAAAAAAATAAAAATAGACCCAAAGTTAAGACCTATATTAGAAACAATACAAGAGATACCAGAAGAACAATTCCCAGTAGCAGAATATAGAATTAAGAGAGTTATTAATAGATTAAAAGAATATGAAGAATAACAATATGGAAAACAAAACTTGCAGCAGATGTAGAAAAACAAAATTAATTGAGGAATACTCAAAAGGTTATACTTTTTGTAAACAATGCAAAAGAGAAGACTACCACAATAACCCACAAAGAAAAATAAGACAAAATCAAGTAAGAAAACAAAGATATGATAATGACCCAGTATATAGAGAAATAGTAATATTAAGAAGACATCTAAATGATGCTTGGAGAAATTATAACTATTGGAAAAATAATAGAATAATGAAAGCCTTATGTGTGCCTAATAAAGAATACTTTATAGAATATATTAAAACTAAATTTGATAAATCTATGACACTAGATAACTACGGAAGTCAAAAAGGAAACTGGCAATTTGACCATATAATTCCTTTAAATGAAGCAAAGACTATTAAAGATGTACATAATTTATTTCATCATACTAACATACAACCATTATGGAGAAAAGATAATATGACTAAACGAAGTAAATTAAATTGGGCTAAATAACAAAAACAAAAGATATTTGTTATATAAAAAACAATTGAACTCAAAATTATTCAAATATGGATGGTAGAAGAAATAACGGAGGACACTCAAACGGAGGTAGAAAGCCTAAAGCAGAGGAGGTAAAGTTAATTGAAAGACTAACACCATTAGAACCTCAAGCTTATGCAGCTCTAAAAAAAGGAATAGAATCTGGAGAGTTTAAGTTTATACAAATGTTCTATCACTACTACGCTGGTAAACCAAGAGAAACAAAAGACATCACACTAAACACCGAGCAACCTTTATTTAATATTATTGATTAATGTTTGTAGTAACAACTGCAATTAAAAAACTTCTTAAATTAAAGAAACGTAAAAAGATAGTTCAAGGTGGAACATCTGCTGGTAAAACGTTTGGCATACTACCTATCCTCATAGATAGGGCTATAAGAACTCCTAACGTAGAAATAAGCGTAGTTAGTGAATCTATACCACATTTGCGTAGAGGTGCTTTAAAAGACTTCCTAAAGATTATGATGATGACTAATCGTTATAATGATGCGCAATATAATAAGTCAATGCTGAAGTATAAGTTTGCAAACGGAAGTTACATTGAATTCTTTAGTGTTGAATCAGCAGATAAATTAAGAGGAGCAAGAAGACACACATTATATGTAAACGAAGCTAACAACATACCTTACGAAGCATACAACCAATTAGCAATAAGAACATCTGGAGAGATATGGATTGACTTCAACCCAACCTCATCATTCTGGGCGCATACAGAACTACAAGGTAAAGATGATGCTGACTTTATTAAGCTTACATATTTAGACAACGAAGCATTACCAGACACAATTATAAACGACATAGAGAAAGCTAAAGACAAAGCAAAGACATCTACCTATTGGAATAACTGGTGGAATGTATATGGACTTGGAGAGATAGGAAGTTTAGAAGGTGCTTGTATAAAAGACTGGAAACCGATTGACTTACCAGACGAAGCAAGACTACTTTGTTATGGAATGGATTTTGGTTATACTAATGACCCTTCAACTTTAATAGCGCTTTACAAATACAACAACGCTTACATATTTGATGAGGTAATCTACCAAAGAGGTTTACTAAATAGTCAGATAAGCAACTTACTTAAAACACATCAAGCAAAAGAAATCATATATGCAGATTCAGCTGAACCTAAAAGTATTGCAGAGTTATCAAGCTATGGTCATTTAGTATTACCAGTAAAGAAAGGTAAAGACTCAATAGTGTATGGTATCAACCTTATCAATCAAAATGAAATATACATAACTAATAGAAGTCATAACTTAATCAAAGAACTACAGAACTACATTTGGTTAAAGAACAAAGAAGGAGAAACACTTAACAAACCTATAGATGCTTTTAACCATTGTATAGATGCGATGAGGTATGCTATCACTTCACAATTAGAGAATCCTAATAAGGGTCAATATTACATTTACTAAATGTTAAAGAAATGTTAAAGTTTTGTTAAAATTTAATAAACATTGTTGTTAATAAGTAAATGCGTTGTATATTAGCTGTATAATTAATTAGTTATTTGAAATGTTGTAATAAATCGAAAGCATTAGTAAATGTAGTTTAGTAAAATATCTGCATTGAGAATGTTTCTTAAAAAGTATGAAAATGTGTTAGTAACTATCCTTTAGTAAGAAATTTAAGATAGATTTATACAGCATAAATAAAACAAAACAAAACAAATGAAAACAAGGTTAATGACAAACAAACAAAAAAATTCTTTCAGGTTAGATGTTATAGACAACAAAACGCTCGAAAGTTATTACTTCAAAACTGAAAAAGAAGCTAAAGACTTCCAGAAGTTTACAATAGAATTAGAAACATACAAAAAATTTATATAATGAAAAAACTAAAACACTACTTAACATTAACATTATTCTCATTTGTATTATTAATTGCAAGTGTAGTATTATTATCGCTTGAATCTATTATACATGACTTAATATTTTAGATATGGTAGAGGTAAAACAAGGCAAGGTAACAGTATACAAAAACAACACAACAAAAGTATACACACTAAAAGAATACACAGATAACATTTACTATAGAAAACTATATACAAGAATATATCAAATAATTTGTTTATTAGCTACAGTGTTTATTCCAGCAATAATGATTAACTTGTTTAAATGACAAGAAATGTAAGAGAAGCTATTAGCTGGTGTTTAAAGAATGACATCAAGGTAATAGTAAAACCATTAACAAGAACAAGAAGACCAGAAGTTAAATTAGAGATACATAGACAAGGAAGAATACAAATAGGAAATGAAACATACAGACAAGACAAAAAACTAGGAGATAAGATACAAGAACTGTACTTATACTTATATAAGACATTAAGATAATTTTTAGGTTAATAGTTGGAAAAGAGGGTTGCTTTATACAAAGTAATCCTTTTTTTGTTTTATAAAAAACACTTTATGCAATTAGAAGTTTCTATACCTAGTACACTAAAAGAAGTTCAGTTAAAAGACTATCAAGATTTCTTACTTATAGAGAATCCAAGTAATGATGATTTACTTAAATGCATCCTCAACATAAATACTAAAGAGCTAGGTAAGATTAAAGACAAAGATGTAGATTACTTAATCAATCACATCAATAAATTATTTGACCAAGAACATAAGTTTATACCTACGTTCAATTTAAATGGTGTTGCTTATGGTTTTATACCAAACCTAGATGATATTACCTATGGAGAAAATAAAGACGTTACAAGCTATATAAACGAGTGGGGTAATATGCATAAAGCAATGGCTGTATTATTCAGACCACTTAAACAAAAGCAAGGACATAAGTATCTAATAGAAGAATACGAAGGAAGCCACAAGTATAGCGAGGTAATGAAACAAATGCCATTAAGTGTTGTGTTAGGTGCTATGGTTTTTTTTTACAATTTAACCAACGAATTGCTGAACTATATACCGAGTTATTTGGAGAAAGAACTATTGAAGGAACAGACTATAGGTCAAATTTCTCAAGAAAATGGGGAAGTTATTCAGAACTATATACACTTGCTAAAGGAGACATTACGAGATTTAAAGAAGTTGCAAAGCTTCCCCTTCACCAATGTTTAATGTATTTAGCATTTGAAAAAGAAAAAGCAGAATTAGAATCAAGAATGATAAAAAGTAAATTTAAATAATATGCAAGGATTTTATAATTTAACAGATAAAATAAGAGAAACATTACAATTAGACCAATACGTTAATACAGTAACCTATGGGGATTTATTTGATGTTGATTTAAACAAGCAAACAATATTTCCATTAAGTCATTTTATGGTTACAAATGCTGTGTTACAAGAGAGTGTATGGAGTTTTAGTATATCATTATTATGTATGGATATTGTAGAGGAAAACAAAAACTTTGCAGAAGGAATACCAAATGAATTTAGAGGTAACAATAACGAGCAAGATGTATTTAACACACAATTAGCAGTAGGTAACAGATTAATAGAATTATTAAGGAGAGGTTCATTATATGTAGAGCTTTACCAATTACAAGGAGATGCAACATTTGAGCCTTTTGTAGATAGGTTTGAGAACAAATTAGCTGGTTGGACAATTTCATTTAATGTAGAAATACCAAACGGAATGACAATATGTTAGAAAACATAAAAGCTGAATTACAAGCATTTGGTAAATATGTAGTGCAACAATCAAGGACTAACCTTACAAAACAAAAAAGAAATGTAAGTAAAAACCTTTATAATAGTATTCAATATACTTTAGAAGAAAAGGATAATAGTTTTTTTTTAAATTTTATTATGGATGAGTACGGAACATTTTTAGATAAAGGTGTAAAAGGTGCAAATCCTAGTTTGGTAGATAATAAAAAAACAGGTAAAAAAGGAGTACAAAAAGGTGGTAATAGTCCATATAGTTATAAGACTAAAAGACCACCAATGCAACCTTTAGCTGATTGGGCAAAAAAAAGAAATATAAGATTAAGAGATGAAAAAGGTAGATTTAAAAAAGGTAATTATAGAACAATAGGCTTTATACTACAAAGAAGCATATTTGCACA